TGTACTCACTAACAGTATCGTTGTCAGTTAGGGTTATTGTTGGACTAGGACCAGTGAGGAACAAGTCATCCCCGATATTCACATCGCCAGCAAGGGTCAGGCTAGAAGCCGAAGCATCCCAGAGGAAGTCTTGAGCCGAACCAGCATCGTCATAGAAAACGATATCGCCGTTAGCTTTAACCTTCAAACGGTTTGTCCCCGAAGCACCGCCATAACCTTGCAAGGTGATAACACCATCTGCCGCATCGTCGCGCGAACGGATAAGCATGTTGTTGCCAGCATGAACAATGTGCGACTTCTGTTCTGTTCCGTCCGTGTCAACCAGCGTAAACAAGGGCTGTGTATCGGATAAAGTAAGGTCCGTAAACGTAGGGCTGTCAGTTGTGCCTAAACCAAGGTTTGTACGAGCAGAAGATGCACTAGCTAGATCAGATAGGTTGTTAGTTGTAAGTAAAGCACCTGACAAAGAAGCATAGGCTGCAACCCAAACAGAGCCTGTGTAGACCTTCATCACATCATCAGTCGTGTTGTAATACAAAGCACCAGCAACTAAAGCATTACCATCATTATCTAGGGTTGGGTCACTTGCCTTTGCCCCTAAGTACCGATCATCAAAATTATCAAGTGCTGCAAGTGCTGCATCCTTAGCTGCCTCAGCACCAGTCTTGGCTGTTTCAGATTCAGTAGCTGACGTAGCTGCATTGGTTGCGGAGGTAGCAGCCTCATTTGCCTTCGTAGAGGCTGTAGAAGCACCCGTGGAGGCCGTGGTCGCAGATGTGGCTGCGTTGGTAGCCGAGGTAGCCGCATTGGCCTCAGCAGTCTCCGCATTGGTTTCGGCTAGTTCAGCAGCAGTCTTCGCTGTTTGCGCTAATGTACGCTGAATTGCCGCAGAGGTAGCCGATGAAGCCGAGTTGGTTTCCGAGGTTTCCGCGTTTGTCTCTGACACCAATGCAGCAGCGGCACTATCCCCAGAAGCAACAGCCTCATTTGTAGAGATAACCGCTTGAGCCGTGGCAACTGTTATCGCAGTAACCGCTATCTGAAAATCAGCAATAGTTTGGTTGGTCTCAACTGCGCCAGTAGTTTCATTAAACGAAATAATCTTACCTTTTCGGGCATCTGTCAGCAACATATCAGGGCCGACAACAGAATCGTTTAAGTGAATAGAGCGCGACACTCTGTCATCAAGGTCTGCAACCTGAGCAACGATAGTATCTAGCTGAGTGTTTAGGGCCACTCGGTTAATGTATCCGCTTGCCGCAAAGTCTGTAGTCCGCTCAAGCGCAACGTCACGAACAATAGATACCTCACTGCCGCCGACTGCGCCCGTAATTTGCTGAACAGCAGGAGGCACAGCAGTAACAAACGTCAACACTCCGGTAGAGCCATCCCCACCTGACAGTGTATAGTCTGCGCCCAATGACTTCTTAACGCCATCAACGTAGATGCTAACGTCTGCATCCTCGAAGTATTCAAAGGGTACGGTGAAAACTGTTTGAACTACACCCTGAGCAACTGTGTACTCAATGCGAGGATTGTTGTTCGCTAAATTGATAGTCATGTTTCACCTCTGTTTAGATACGAATGTACGCACACTATCCTAATTGCAACGTACAAATTATTGCCTGTTCGGAAGGCTAGCAGCAAAGCCATCTGTTACATCTCGGCCGAGGCCATTAAGAATAAGCAGTCCGGTGAGCGGCATTTGCCTGCCAATTTGTTTTGCGCCGTCACTGTAGTTACCACTCAGAAAGTCTGCAATCCCATCAGCCGTTTCCTTTGCCCAATCAATTGGAGCGCCGCCCAGAGACAATATTCCACCTAAACGATCAGGTTCTTGCACAAACTTTGGCGCGATAAACGACTCTTCCGCTCCGAATGATTGTGCCATCTCAAGTGAACGGTAACCTATGTCGCTATACAGTGCGGCAATGCCGGACATATCAAAGGCTCGCGCAAGCTTATCCTCAGTCCCCATCTTGTCCCAAGCCCAATCAGGCGTTTTGAATTTTACAATTTGATAGCCAAAGAACATAGCCATCGCAAAGTGAACGCTTCGGTTTCTGACTGCGCCCTGCGCGTAGTTTGCTGTAACCTTGTTTAGTGCGCCAAGGCTATAAGAGTAGAACGTAAATGGCAGGCTAAGAAGCGCATTCTCCATACGGTAGAAACCCTTAACAACCTCATCCTCTGGCAAGTTTAGCTTTGATGCCACAGACATTGGAATGTAGGCAACGCCGTTCATCATTTTCGGCTTGTCCGCAGGGGTTGCGCTGATAACTCGGTTAGCAATGCCTGACCTTAATGCGTTTCGGAATGCATCTACGGCTTCAAGATCAGTCCAAGCTGCTGTGTTAGGGAGACGAAGCCCGTTGTTCGATGTCTCGTATGGCATCTTGGTAATTCTTAGCGCCATTTCCGGTGTAATGTTGTACCGAGCAAGGAAGACTTTATCAAAATCATTTAGGGTTCCCTTTACTAAAGCCTCAGATGCTTCAATAATTGTGTGGCCCCTCGCCAATCCATCAATAAGTTTTGTAGCTACGGTAACTGGGCCAAGGCCGTTTGCCATGAAGAACAGGTTGTTTACTCGGTCAAACTTATTTCCGAACACATCCTTGCTTAACATCTCAAGCTCTCTGGCATGGGACATGTTCTTGACGATATCAAGAATCTCACCGGATAGCTGAATTTCTTTTTGAACCATTTTAAGACTAACATCATCTGCAAGCGCAGTGAGGCTTCGCATTACTGTTGAAACTTTGTGATCCATAAATAGCGTAGCAACATCTGCAACCGCAGAAATCCCTGCGCGGCCAAGATATGTCCACGTTGCGGCAGTCTTTAGTGTGTCAGCAATCTTTTTGCTAATGGCATCTGGGTTTCGATACACCGTTCCCACAACCAAGTCATAGTTAGATTGGAATTGCATCATAGCTTCATCTACTTCGCTTACAGACAGGCCGTCATCAGCAAGCCTTTGGCGCATAGACTCTAAAACATCAGCCAATTTTGGAGCCTTGCCGTTCTTTCCGTACTCTCTAAAGACTTTTGCAAACTCTACACGCGGGGCAATGCGATCATTGTATGCAATCATAACATCTTTAATGTTTGTCTGGATGTAATCCACAAGGTCTTCACGCGGTATATCAAGCTTCCGGTTTAGGAAGTGCTTACCCTTACCTGCGCCCGTAAGAATTGCCTCGTCAATGTCATCGTCAATTTCATCAAGCATTCCTGCGATAGTTTTATCTGCCCTTGCGGAGATTGACGCAGCGTCCGTAGGAAGCGTTACAGTGTCCATCTGCATTTCGAGTTCATTCCACACACGAACAGTAGGGTTCCGAAGATAGGACTCCATCACTAGCTTCTTAAAGCCTTCGCGGTCCTGTAATATCTTTGCTCGGTTATAAAAAATAGGGAACCAGTTCTTAGCTGATTCATCCATCTCATCTGCTACAGACTTTAACGATTGAATCTTTAAGCGAGCCGTATCAAGTTCCGTTGCAAGCTCCCCCATTAAGGCGCGTTGCTTTGAGGTAAGTTCCATTCTTGCGGTTAGCGCAAGAAGCTCATCGATGTCTGACACGTTAGATAGATCAGTATCAAGCCGAACCATCTCATCAGACCTGATACCAATTTCGGCTATGTCATCATTCAACCGAGAAAGCAGGGTTGCTTGCTTGGGGGTTAATCCCCTAGACGCTTGAATCGCTTCAAGGTCTTTAATTAAAGTAAGCTTTTTTTCCGTTTGGGTCGCAAGCCGTTTAATAATTGTATCAACATACTTTCGGCTATTAGTAGCAACAGCAGCGCTTACTGTTGTGATCCGATTAATTGTTGTTTCCTGTGCTGCGGTGCGCTCAATCATTGCATCTCGCGCTGGAAGCAGCCCAGTGTCGGAAAGGTCTACGCCTTGCTTCTTAAAATACTCTCCAATTTTTTCTATCGCTCGGCGCTCAAAGTCATTTGCAGGCTCATCGCCACGCATATACATGCGCCCAATGTAATCTTCATAGTCAACGAGGGTAAAGTTTTCCTGACCAAGCGCACGACGGACACGCTCTGCGCCAGCTTGCATTTCAATCCCGATAACTTCAGAGCCACCGCGAGTGTTCATCTCCGACCAAGAGTCTCGGACAACCTGATAGGCGTCAACCCACTCACCGTTCCGTGTGGCTGACCGTTGCCATACAGAGTTACCAACGGAGCCGCCCTCAACATTTGTCTTTAGGATGAGGCCACCGTCGCCAGCCAATAGTAAATTAGCTCGCTTAAACCAATCAGGATATTTTGCGTTCTGAATGACTTGCTTTAGCCCAGAAGGGGCCAACTTGAATACAGAGCTTTCCGTAAACCACTTTGCGGTAAAGTCAAACTCACCGCCTTGCGGCCTAGCGGGCTTTGTTTCGTTAATCCATTCCGCTAAAGGTCTACTAAATGTGGCAACACGCTGACGAGCGTTTTCAGCAGCAGAGCCAGAGGCTTGCATTACACGCGGGCTTTGAATATTCGGATCTACAAACGAACCAATGCCGTACCCTAAGAGAGCAGCGGCCGCAGTTGATCCAGCAATAAATGCAGCACCGCGGAGCAAGGCGTCCTCGGGGTCTTCACCCTCACTTATCGCATCAAGTGCAATTGACGCTTCCCTGACTGTTTCAAGAACAGCAGTTTCTGCCGTGACGGTTTTGACAATTCTGTTTCTTGTGAGTGGGGCGGTAGTGAGCATATTCATGTCCCCCACTAGTCTAGCCCTTGGCGCGGCTGGTAGCAAACGCGCGCCCGCTCTTATTGCCATAGGCGCTGTCATGGGAATGAGAATTGTTGCAAGGGTTATTGGATCGGTTGCAATCTTTGCGCCAACACTAGAGTTTTGAAGAGTCCTTACCATTGGAAGTATTCTCGACCTATAAACCTTAACTTGATATTGAGCGTCGGCCCTGCTGGTGTTGCCAAACTTTTCAACCATCTGAGCAACCTGACCAGATAACCCTTCATCCCTAATGAATGTCCGGTAGTCAAATTCCGCATCAAACTCTAATGGACCGCGAGCAGAATCAATGGTCTGCCGCAGAGGCTCCCCAAAGAGTTCTGTCATTGTAGCCCTGCCCGTATCGAATAGGGTTGGGGCCTCAACCTTAACGGGTGATTCAATCTTTGGTGGGAATGAAACTACTGGAAATAGGTCTGCCAATCTGCATCTCCTTGCGTCGTAAACTTATAAAGGTGTTCGTTGCCTTGGAAGATTTCTAAAAGCGAATCCCGATTTGATCCTTCAGCCAGTAAAGCATCAGACATTTTCTCAACTAAGATATTTCCATTATCGTCAACCATATGATCTAGCGTTGCATAGTAAGCAACCATGGCATTGCCCGCCGCTATTGACTCAGGCCCTTCAGCGTTCATTGCTGCATTTAGTCTAGTTCTTGCGGCAAATCGTTCATCGTTGTTTACACCTCTAGCGTAATTAGAGGTGTCGAGAATTAGCGGATCGCCATTAGGGCTTAGTGGATTGAAGCTCCCATCTTCGCGCTCAACGCCGACAAAGTAACGGCCTCCGTTTTTTGTAAAGGAGCTTGAAATAGGACGGTAAACTAAATCAGTTACAAGCCGTGAATTTTGATTTGATATATCTCTCTGTCGATCAGATCGTATTGATTGTTCAAATATAGCGTCCTCGCCGCGAAATGAGGGCATGAACATTATGTCGCCAGAAAGAAATGGGAAGAGGGTCGAAAGCACAGTATCAACCTCGACATCAAGGTATGCATCAGTTTCAAAATACTGTGGAAACGTAGAGGCAATTACTTTTAAGAAGTCATCGTTTGCTAACTTAGCTTCGTCCGCTGTCAGATAGTTAAATCGAGAGTATTGATTCGCACCACCAATGGTTTTGCCACCAAATATGTACCGATCATTAGAAGATATTGAATTATAATACGACTTAATAAATGCCTTGGCAGTCGCCCCGTCCTTAACCTGCCCGTTTGCAAAGGCAAGCTCAAGCATAGGCTTAATCTCACCAGCATAGACTTGCGACATTTCTTCGTCTACTATCATATTATTTACAAATAAGTTCATGTCTCCGTTTGCGACGGCTGCGGCTGTATCTACAGATAATGTTGGTCCGTATTCATTTATAACGGATATAATTTCTCTGGGTGTGCCATGGCCTTGAGCCGAAAGAGTTGTCACGCCTCGAAGTGTGGCATACGCCTCGTCGCTAATGTTACCACTCAAAAGATCAACAGTAATTCCATCATCTCTAACGTGGCTCATAAGCGCAAACGCTTGTTCAAACACCCTAGTGTTTACTACCCCGTCAGTATTGCCCTGACCCATGGCAAGCCCTTCAAATAGCTTCGCCAATGTTGGGGGGACTACTCCGTTATCCAGCGCCGCTCTTAGAGAAGGATCATTGATATCAAGGTTTTCGAAGGTTACCCTGTCAATTCCTGTATTTTCTTCATACAGCGCTAATTCTTCTCCCGTCGGGCTTCCGCGTGTTACAGCAATTTCAGCTTCAAATGAATCTAATCCGTCTTTAAAAACAGCATCAGCATTGCTGATCCGTTCGGCCATGCCGCTCAATGCAGTATTAACTGCGCTTGAGTTAAATTTAGCAGCCTCTTTAAAATCCCTAGCCATAGACTGAACAGATTCACTCATTTGAGTTATACTGCCAATAAGATCGGTCGAAGAACTATTTGCTACATTAAGCCTTATTTCTTCTACTTCCTGCGCAGAAATAAGGCGATCAAAATCCCCGTCCTTAATAACCAATTTGCTTGACCTATCGACTAGGGCATTACTCATAGCTATATTATACTGGTTCGTTAGTGTGCGCCGACTTGATGGAGGCAATGATGATATTCCGACTTGAATGTCCGTTAAATCACCTGTTGTAAAATCAGGATTAGCACTCAATTCTAGAATGTCTAAGCTTACCGCAGCAGTAATACCACTAACATTTTGCTCCATGGCGGTACTCTCAAGTGAGAATCGGGCGGCTAGGGTCGTGCCCACGGCGTCCCTGTCTTTCTGGCTCATGCCGCCAAACATAGCCCGAACACCCTCCGAATCGTTAAACAGGTAAGCAACTTTATCAAAGTCCCCACCATAAGATAACTCCCTGCGCACAGCGGTAATCTGAGCGGGGGATGCCGATTGCGGAAGAGACTGGACTAAGGCCGCGGCATTAAGGCTGGATTGTAGTAAGCTTAAATCCGATCGGGTTGCGCCCGAAACAGTCGCCATAAGTTGCCCAGCTTGCATTGCGATTGTTGCCGCAGTTGGACTCTGCAAAACAGCAGTAAGGGCATCAGCTTCATAGCTTGCGACTTGAGCTAGAACTAAGTCTCTTGCATTCGTATCACCACCACGAAGCTCTTCTGCAATTGCACCAAACTGGCTTGACCCATTGTTCATATAGAGACTAAGCACCTCACCTTTAACGCTATCTGGCAGCGTGGCAACCAAATTAGGATTACTAAAGCTGGCAATTACTGTGTTTGTTAAAAGATCGTTAGTGTCGCCTTGCAAGACAGTTCGCAAGTTAGTGCGAGCAGAGGAGATATCAATAGCCTTGAGGCCATCCAGCGCCCGCGTGTATGCAGTAGCGTTACCCGTGGCTCTATAGGAATTTTGTACGGAAGCTAAAGCGTTACTTCGGAGCGCTTCAAATTCCTCACCAGACTCACCAAGGCTAGCCCGCGTTTGAAGATCAGTTATTAGATTGTACTGAGCAATTGTTGCTTCTGCTTCCATACGTTTCTTTGCAGCAGCAACTTCCCGTGCGCGAAGAGTGGCATAAGTAGAAGCCACATAATCCGTTCCAGACTCTTTAATAATCTGACCATATGAAGTTTGATTGCCGTCCTCGTCGACTGCGTTTTTAAACATAGACCCAACGTACTGAGACATTCGGTCCTTGTATTGAGCAGCGCTAGACGAGCTTGCGGAAAATTCAGCACCCTTTTGTTTTATCTCACGCTCAACGGAACTAGCAAAGCGCTCATCAATCATTCGCTGATACGACTCAGCTGCAATTGATCCGTAGGAAGGTGGCGGCGCGTAGGCTACAGGCATTCCGGTTTCCGGATCAATGCTGGATATCTTTGAAGAATCAACTGATATGCCTTTTTTGCGACCTACCATCTCAGCCTGATCTGCTGCTTCGGAATATACAATATCAGCTACATCGCCAGCCGTTTTGCTAATCGTCTGCCATAGCTCTTGCTCGCCGCTAGCTACCCTGCGGACACCAACTGGCTGATTAAAGACTTGTGTGCGCTCTCTAATTACTGCCATGTTATTATCCTATCTTTGCTTTTTCGTACTTATAGAGACCACTCGCAGCCGTACCTGCCGCGCTGATTAGCGAAGAGGTTCTTGCGTTCTCACCAGCAGTACGTTGGGAACTAGACCTGCGCTTATACGCCGAAGATTGTGCAGCAGTTTGGTCTGCAATGCGGCCGAGGTCTTGAGAGGCAACTTCTTTTTGCTTTGAAAGGAATGCCTCAATGGATCGGTCAGACCCAATATCCCTGCCAGCAGCACTAAACATTGCAATGTTTGCCTGCGTTGCCATGTCGTACTCATCGCGACGAGCAGCGGCTTGCTGCATTGCCGACACTTCATTCTGAGTGCGTTCAATTTCAGTATCGAATGCAGCTGCATCGGCCTCAGCCTTCGCTGCCATTCCACCCATAATTTGTCCGCCAGCGCTTATAGCAGTGCTGGCAAGCATATAAAGTGTTATTGGGTCTATCATACTACCAACTCCGAAATAAGGCCGTTAACTTGTAGCGGCATTGGACTGTCTTGCTCTATCGTAACCTGTGGATTTCGACTGTAACCAAGTAGTCGAAACTCCTTGTTTCCGGTAAAGCCGCTAGGTTCATTAAAGGTTCTGCCATTAACCTTAACGGACGTGATGTTGTTAAGATTAAGCACAACAGAAGAAACTCCACGAATCTGTCCAGTTGCAGGTCCGGCCCCAAGCGCAGCATCAACGGGGTTTGATACAATTTTAGCATCAAACTTTTTGCCAACATAAAAGTTAGTGTAGTCGCTGTGCGCGGTTACTGTAATATTCCCTGCGGTTACATCAAAGGAGCCAAGATGCGCAGATGTAGTAGATGTATATCCAATCACATCGACAGTGCCGCTAGCGTAAACGCTGCTTACATCTAGCGTTCCATTTCCGTAAGCAATGTCTAGGTACGTATCCAGCCCGACTTCTCCAGTAAACTCAGAAAATACAGCTGCACCAGAATCAAGAAGCACACTGACAAACAGCCTGCTACCTACCGAAGCAACAGACGTAAAGTTTCCGTTTGTAGATACGTGAGACCATGCCGCTCGTTTCTCTGATCTGCTTGAGCTAAACAAAGACATGCTGCCATCGCCCATAACCATTGCGGCATAGGATTGAGACTGTTCAAATCCAGAGTGTACTACTGCCAAATCAACTGGGTTATTTGTTATGTGGTTAGCAAGTGAGGAGATAGAGGTCGCGGTATACGCATCCTCAGAATCTGTGTAGACATACTCACGTACAGATCGGCCTCCCCTTTCTGAAAAGATCGTTGCCCCATCAATGGAAGCAGGCTGAACAAAGGAACAGCCATACGGAGTCTGACGCCGGATTTGAGCGTTTGTTGGCGTCATTGCTTGATTTAGATACGTCGGAACATAAAGCTCGTCGGACAACGTAAAGACCTGCAAATCCCTGTTTGAGATTAAGTATCGGATTTCATTAACATCACCAGTAGCCGCGACGAGATTGATTGAATCAGTATCGTCAGCATCGCCTACATCAAAGTTAAAGAAGTCACCAATCTTACTCATCCAGATAGTGTCTGGTTCCGCGATAGTACCTGCAAAGCATAATCTGTTTTCATGGAAAGTAACTGCGGCAGGATACCCACGCACAGAAGACCATGACTGCTCATCCCAGTTATCAGTAGGTGCGTGGCTCCCAATGCTGACATAACCACCACCGTCCTCTGATACGTTTGCATTTCCTCCAGCGGTAAAGCTGTATGTATTCTCATCAATGATAGCAAAAACTGTTCTTGCGCCGTTAAGGTTAGCAGTGTTTATCCCACCAACAGCAGA